TGTTTTTTTTTTTTTTTTTTTTTTTTTTTTTATGAAAACCCCCAAGGGTAACCCACTTCAGTGGGTCCTTGCAGACTTTCTGCACCGCCTTTGGGGACGGTGTGTTTAATGTAGCGGCGTTTTACTCTCTTAAGAGTGTAAAACGTCCCTTCCACCAACTTAGGTTGATGGGTGGATCTAGCCGTCATGATCACCGTGCTTGGATTGAATCTTAAGATTCAAACCCGGTGAATGTAGCATCTTTCTGCCTATAAGCAGTTCGATTGCCATATTCAGGTATCCACTAGATGTATCTAGTGAACAACCTTGAAGAAATCCCTCGAGCATCGCTCGAGAGATGTCCCGGTGGCAGTGATCTGTAGCTTCGCTCAGATCACTAGTCAACAATTGCGCGCTTCTATAGAAGCTATCCGCAATTGAGGGATCCTTCGACGATAGTCGGAGGTCTTCCACCCATTCCCATGCAGGTTCGGCCCGGCTAAGCCCGGCCCTCGCTGATGGGATTTCTTCCAACAGGTTCACCAAAAGGTGACCTAATGGTTGTAGGAGCAATGTGACCCACCATTCATTGGCGGTCACAATCCTTGCTTTGCCTCCCGGTTCTGCCGAGACGGCTGCTCGTACATGTGGATGACCAACTACTTTGTAGTTTTCATCTAGTACGCCTCGTTTAATGCCCGCTTCAGCGGCGCATTGTACGATTTGGAAGCCCAGGTTACTATCGTAGCCTGCTCTTCTAGTTCCGAGTAATCCGGCTGTTCTCAGCGGATCTCCGAACTCATACTCGCTTAGGTCTTCAGACCGCGGTATGCAGGTGACCACGCGCCAATTGGCGCCGGCCACTATCGGATAATCAAGGACGTGAGTCCTTTGATTGCCAATGGAATTTGCCCACAGGGAGAATTCCATTTGAACCTCGGCAGCTCTGCCGCCATCGGTTCGCGAGTAAGCAAACGAACTTGAGTTTGTCAAGCTTACGTGCTCAGGATTTGCCAAGTCCTTTTGGACTTGGGTCCTGTTGATTCTTCTCCCGATTCTTCGGGAGAGGAGTCTTAGGATTTCTAATCTCTCTTTGGAGATTTCAATCCGAGGCATTGCCAATGTGATTCGATGCTTCCTTAAGGAAGCTTCAACCATTTCCCCCGTAGGGGGAGGCATTCCTCTTGTCGAAATGAAGTGCGCTAAACGCGTACATTCACCCTTCGACTTCAGGCCTCTGTGAATGACTCTATGTAGCCACTCACAACCTGTCCCAACAAACTCTCCTTTAGGAGAGAAACCCGGGAAGTGACAAGGACCCTTCAAGGTCTTCGACACATCAGACTTGATTGCATTTGCTTTAACGAATGCCATCAGCTGTTTGTAATCTTTGAGCATCTCTTGATACCCAGAGGTTACAAGTTTGCTAATCACCCATCTAAAGATGGTGACTACAAAATCTCCACGGTCGAGAATAAAATTCTCGGGCGAAGACAAGAGTAAGGCATCCTCTATAGAGAGCCAAATTCTTTCGATTCTTTCCAATTCTACGATTGGAAGTTTCGCAAGCCTATAGGCTATGTCTTTAGACAATAGCCCATGCTTTAGGTAGAAACCCGCGAACTGTCTTTTGACGTCCGTGGGAACCTCATCTAAGTGCCTCAAGCGGCGTTTGCCGCTTTTTGAGTTTGGTGCATACGTATTAATACGCATGTCCAGCACTGAGACTAACTTGTTGTCTCGGGCTAAAGCCCCGGCAAACCAAGTATCTGGCTCGGGATACGCCTCTAAAGAGGTGTGATCCCGTTTCCGATCTACAAGTGTTCCTCCGTC